GATCAGAGCTTGAAGCTCAGCACGGTCGGCGGGGCCAAGGTAAAGGCAAATGTCATTGCGTCTCATGTCCCGAATATAGCACATCAGGCCCTCAATGGGAATCCTGTGTCAGGTGGGGAACACTAGCGGTCATTTGATCTGATGACAGGAACGGCAGCAAAGTCCGCACTTTGCCAGTTCGACCGAGGCGCAACGAAGGGCAGCTTCCGCCCATCGCGTCGAACGCTGCGTTCGAGCTTTCGCGTTCTGCATCTGTCTCGAAGTTGCTGCCGCGCTGAAGAAAAACAGACTGAGCGAACATGCCCACCACCCGCGAAACCATCCTCACCGCGCTGCACGCCCTTTTGCAAACGCTGCCCGCCACCGCTCTTCGGGGCGACGTCCTGCCTGAACGCGTACCGACGGCAGGCCTGCTGATCCTGCGCGACGGCGAACCGGGAGAGCCGGAGGTGACGCTGTCGCCGCTGCGCTACCATTACCAACACCGCGCCGAGATTGAGGCGGTCGTGCAGGGTGAGGCCCGGTCTGCGCAGCAGATGCAAGGGTCCGGGGGACCCTTGCAAGGAACGAACGACCGAGACGCCGCCTTCGACACGCTGACCGCCAGCCTAGGTGCGGCGATTGCCGCCGACCGCACACTCGGCGGCCTATGTGACTGGGTCGAGGCGGACGCGCCGCGTCCGGTCGATCTGCCCGTCGAAGGCGCGGCCACCCTGAAGGCCGCCGTGATCTCGGTGGTCCTGCATTACTCCACGCCTGACCCGCTCACGTGACTGATCGGCCACCTCAGGTTTCGCTCGGATCCTGCCGTGAGCAGGTGCAGTTCACGTCAGCGCCGCTGTCGATTTTGAGCGTCACATAGGAGATCTCGCCAGAAAGCTGGGCACTTGCATGGAGTGTAACGGCCCTGCCGATGATCCGCCCTTCGAAGCGCCCTTTGATCACAATGATGTCCGCACGAAGGTCGCCGACCGCAGATCCGCTTTGCTCGATCAGAATTGTGTCTGCCGTGATCTTCCCGTCCGCATGCCCGAACAGTTCAAAAAGTCCCGGTACTGTCAGATCGCCCGATAGCTTGGCGCCGCTGCAAAATGTGACCGCGCATTGCCTGGACTGGAGGCAGCTAACGTCTGGGACATGGTCCAACTTTCTATGAGTTTCGCGGCAAGCAGGGCCTGCCGGGGTTTGTTCTCGCGAGATTAGTCAGAACTGGCGGGGTCAAGGTAGTCAAAACGTATCTCAGGAGATGAACATGGCACGAGCCCAAGGGGCGCGGGCGCAGATGGCGCTTGCGTTCGAAACAACCTATGGAACGCCGCCCGTCGGCGGCTTCACCAAGATGCCCTTCGCCAGCACATCGCTGGGGGCGGAGCAGCCGCTGCTCAATTCCGAACTTCTGGGCTACGGACGGGATCCGTTGGCACCGATCAAGGATGCGGTGACCGCTGACGGTGATGTCGTGGTGCCGCTCGACGCTGAGGCCTTCGGTTTCTGGCTGAAGGCGGGTTTTGGTGACCCAATCACGACTGGTACCGGCCCCTGGACACATGAATTCCAGTCCGGTGCCTGGACGTTGCCCAGCATGTCCATCGAGACTGGCATGCCCGAGGTGCCGCGTTTTGCGATGTATTCCGGCTGCGTGCTCGACCAGATCAACTGGCAAATGCAGCGGTCTGGCCTGCTCACCGCGACGGCCCGGCTGGTGGCGCAGGGCGAGACCGTGGGCACAACGACAAGTGCGGGCACGCCTGCCGCCCTCGAATTGCAGCGCTTCGGCCATTTCAACGGGGCCATCACCCGCAATGGGTCCGCCCTCGGCAACGTCGTCTCGGCCGACATCACCTATGCCAACAATCTCGACCGGATTGAGACCATCCGCTCGGACGGTCGCATCGACGGCGCAGACCCCTCCATCGCCGCGCTGACCGGCTCCATCGAGGTGCGGTTCGCCGATCAGACTCTGGTGACACAGGCAATCAATGGCGATCCCTGCGAGCTTGAGTTCGCCTATGTGCTGCCCTCTGGCGAGAGCTTCACCTTCACCGTGCACGCCGTGTACCTGCCGCGCCCCCGCATCGAGATTTCCGGACCGCAGGGCGTGCAGGCCACCTTCGACTGGCAGGCCGCGCGTGACAGCACGGTCGGGCGAATGTGCACCGCAACCCTGATCAATGACGTGGAGACCTATTAATGCTGACGCTCGATCTGACCAACGCGCCCCGCTGGCATGACTTAGCCCCCGGCGTGCGGGTGCAACTCCGCCCGCTGACCACCGCACTGATGGTGGCGACCCGCAGCGATCCGGCCGTCGAGGCGGTTCCTGAGGATGCTTCCGACGAAGAACGCGCTGTTGCCTTCGCCAAGGCGTTGGCGCGCCGGGCAGCTCTCACTTGGGAGGGCATCGGTGACGCGGACGGCAATCCAATCGACCCGAGCCCGGACGCCATCGACGCTCTTCTCGACATCTGGCCGATCTTCGAGGCTTTCCAGCTGACCTATGTGTCCAAGGGTCTGTTGCTGGAACAGGAAAAAAACGTCTCCACGCCCTCGCCGAATGGTCCTTCGGCGGGGGCGAGCGGTACTGCCAAGCCTGCGCACCCTACGAGGGCCGCGCGCAAGCCTGCCCAGACTGCCCGGCGCGGCTGAACCGACCGCTTACCATTGAAGGCTGGCAGGTCTGGGACCTCGTCGGTCGTCTCGGCGGCCAACTCCGCGTGTCGCCCGGTGCCGTGATCGGCTGGGACCTGACCGCAGCCTTCGCACTGGGTGACGCGCTCGGCGTTCCGCCAACCGCCGCAGCCGAACTATTGCCCGCCATCGAGGCGGTGATGGTGACCAAACTCAACGAACAGATGGATCCCTCGCATGGCAGAAAAACGGGTTAGCGTCCGCCTCGGGGCGGTCGGCGGACGGCAGGTGCGCGCCGAACTGGAGGGCGTGGGCGAGGCTGGCGCGCGCGGGTTCGGGCGGCTCAGCCGCGAGATGGAGGCGGCGAACACGCGCCTCGCCGCCTTCTCCCGGCGCGTCAAACTTGCCGCGGCTGCCGCTGTGGCCGCTGCCGCAGCGGCAGGCGTGGCCATGATCCGCTCGGGGCTACAGACCGTTGATGCGCAGGCCAAGCTGGCGGCCTCGCTCAAGACCACGGTCGCCAGCATTCAGGTGCTGGAACGCGCTGGCGATCTGGCCGGGGTGTCGATGGGCCAGGTTGAACAGGCAACGCTGCAACTCACCCGGCGGCTTAGCCAGGCCGCCTCTGGCACCGGACCGGCTGTGGAGGCGCTGAACCGCCTGAAGCTCTCCGCCGAGGATCTGCAACGCCTGCCGCTGGATGCGCGCATCGCCGCGATCCAGACCGCGCTGGAAGACTTTGTGCCCGAGGCCGAGCGTGCGGCCCTTGCCTCGCAGCTCTTTGGCGATCGCGCCGCGCTGGTCTTCACCCGCATCGACACTGCGACGCTCAAACAGGCCACTGAAGATGTGCGGGATTTCGGGGTGGTGGTGTCTGACCAGGATGCCCGCCAGATCGAACGCACCAATGACGCGATCTCGCGGCTTGGGTTGATCTGGCGCGGGCTTTCGAACCAGCTGGCCGTCGCGGCAGCCCCCGCGCTGGAGGCGGTTGCCAATGCCATGGCGGCGGTTGCGCGCACGACGGGCCCGCTCGGCATCGCGATCCGGGTCCTCTTTGACAACATCGGCAGGCTGACGACCTACGCCGCGACCTTCGCTGCATTCCTCGCCGGGCGTTGGGTTGCCGGGATGGCGGTCGCTGCCCTGTCAGTCCGCGGCCTCGCCACGGCGCTTGTCCTGCTACGCGGCGCGCTGATCCGCACCGGCATTGGCGCGCTGATCGTCGGCGCGGGCGAGTTGATCTATCAGTTCACCCGCCTCGTGTCCGGCGCGGGAGGCTTTGGGGAGGCAATGTCGCTGCTGAAAGATCTGGCCGTAGAGGTCTGGGACCGCATCAAGATGGGGGCTGCGGCGGCCGGCGCGGCGGCCACGGCGATGTTCTTTGACCTGAAGGCTGATGCCGCCTCGGCCATGCAGAGTGCGATTGAAAGCGTCGTCGCCTTTGGCAACACGGCCGCGAACACCTTTGAAGGTGCCTATGAGGCGATCAAAGCCATCTGGGGCCTGCTCCCGGCGGCCATTGGCGATCTGGCGTTTCAGGCGGCCAACAGCCTGATCGACGGCGTGGAGGCCATGCTGAATGGCGTGGTCTCGCGCATCAACGGCTTCATCGGTGGGATCAATACCGGGCTGGAAGCGCTGGGGTCCGAGCGCCGCATCTCGATCATCCCCGATCTGGAATTGGGCCAGATCGAGAACCGCTTTGCGGGCGCGGCGACGGCCGCAACCAGTGCCGCGCAATCCGCCTTCGACCGCGCCTTTGCGGATAACCCGCTGACCGCCCCCGATCTCGGGCTCGCGGATACGGCCAATCGGGCGCTGGAGTCCGCCAATCTCTATCGAGGCGCGGCCAGGGATCTTGCCGAGAGCGCCCGCGCGCCACTTGAAAGCTGGCAAGCACTGCGAGATGCGGTGCGCGGCAGTGATGAAGGTGCGGCTGATGCGCTGATTGAGGCGGCTGGTGCCGCCGACAGGTTGGAGACTGCCCTTGGGAATGCCGGACGCGCGGCGACCGGCGCGGGTGCTGCCGCCGGGGCGGCTGCGGCTGCGGCCAAACCCGACGCCGAGGCAGCGGTCACCGGCTGGCAGGCGGTGACCGCTGCGCTCTCGGACTATGCCAGCAAGGCGCGCGATATCGGCGGCGACATCGGTCAGAGCCTGGTCGGCGCTTTCCAGTCGGCCGAGAATGCCATCGGCGAGTTCGTAAAGACCGGCAAACTGGACTTCCGCGGTCTGGTCACATCCTTGCTGGCCGATCTTGCAAAGCTGGCGGCGCGGCGGTTCATTCTTGGGCCGATCGCCAATGCGCTCTCTGGCGCGCTGGGGAGTGCTGGCGGGATATTCGCGAATGTCCTGCATGCGGGTGGGATGGTCGGGTCCGCCGGACCCTCGCGGATGGTCCCGGCCATGGCCTTCGCCAACGCTCCCCGGATGCATGCTGGCGGCATGGCCGGACTGCGCCATGACGAGATACCCGCGATCCTGCAACGTGGCGAGCGGGTGCTGTCACGGCGGGAAACACAAAATTACGGTGCAAGCGGCGGCGTTGCTGTCACCATCATGACCCGCGACGCCGAAAGCTTCCGGCAATCCCGAACGCAGGTCGCCGCGGACATTGCCCGCGCGGTCTCGCTCGGGCGGAGGGGTATGTAGTGGCGTTCCATGAGATCCGGTTTCCGGACAACATCAGCCGTGGTGCACGGGGCGGGCCGGAACGCCGCACGCAGATCGTCGAACTGGCCTCGGGCGATGAAGAACGCAACGCCAGCTGGGCCAATTCGCGCCGCCGCTATGACGTAGCCTATGGCATCCGCCGCGGAGATGATCTGGCGGCAGTGGTTGCCTTTTTCGAGGCCCGCAACGGGCGGCTGCATGGCTTCCGCTTCAAGGACTGGGGCGATTTCAAATCCTGTCTGCCCTCGGGTACGCCATCGCACAGTGACCAGGTGATTGGCACTGGCGACGGCAGCACAACCGGGTTCCAGCTGGCGAAGAACTATGTCTCCGGTGCGCAGACATGGACGCGAGCAATCACCAAACCGGTCGCGGGCAGTCTCCGCATCGGGTTCGACGGCACCGAACTGGTCAGCGGCTGGTCCGTCGACACAACGACGGGTGGCGTGACCTTCATCTCTGCGCCTGGGACCGGCGCCACCGTCTCCGCAGGCTTCGAGTTCGACGTGCCCGTGCGCTTCGACACGGACGTGCTCGATGTGACGCACGACCTCGAGCGCCTGGGCTCGATCACCTCCATCCCTCTCCTGGAGATCCGACGATGAACGATACCGGCAGCTTCATGGCGGCTGTCCTGCGCGAACTTGCGGCCTCAACCGCCGTGATCCTGGCCGCCTGGGGCGCGCTTGGCGGGGCGACCAATGCGCTGACCACAAAGATGCGCCTGCGCGATGCCTTGCGGCACATCCTGCTCGGCGGACTGATCGCCGCCGGGATGGGCAGCCTCTCCATGGCGCTGGTGACCAGCTGGCTGGATCTGCCGCCCGAGGCCATCCCGGCCGGGGGCGCCGCAGGATCCGCCGCCTATCTCGTCGGCGTCTTTGGCCCGGCCTTCATTGAAGTCATCCTCGCGCGGCTGCGCGCCGCGACAGGAGGCAACGGCGATCGGGGCAACAATGAGTGAGCTCCTCCGCCTTGCGCGGTTCCTCCGCTGCGTGCCTGTCGACGCCCGGCAGACCTTCATTCACCGCCTGCGCATCGGCCTGGCCGTCGCAGCGCTGATCCTGATCCTTTCTCAACTGGGATAAATCCATGCAGATGACAGACCGGGGCCTGCTGGCCCTCACCCGGCACGAGGGTATCGTGCCGGGACCCTACCTTGATGTCGTAAACGTCTGGACCTTCGGCGTCGGCCATACGGCTGCGGCCGGTCCCCCCGATCCGGCCAAGATGCCCCGTGGCATGCCAGCAGACCTTGAAGCCGGACTCCGCGAGGCGTTCCAGATCTTCCGCGCGGATCTGGCACGTTACGAGGCCGACGTCCGGCGCGCGGTGAAGGTGCCCCTCGCGCCCCATGAATTCGATGCGCTGGTCTCGTTCCACTACAATACCGGCGGCATCGCACGGGCGACACTGACGCGCCACCTGAACGCAGGTGACCGCGACGCAGCCGCCGGGGCCTTCCTGAACTGGCGCAAGCCCGCCGCGATCATACCGCGTCGGGAAGCGGAGCGGGATCTCTTCCGGGATGGCCGCTATCCGGCTGGGTCGATCCCGGTCTGGTCGGTCGACAGACACGGTCGGGTGGATTTCTCCCGTCCAATCCGACGGCTGACCGAGACCGAGGCGCTGGCGCTCTTGCGCCCAGAACGGGCGGTTTCTTCCGAGTCCAAACCCGCCGCGCCATCGGCATCCAAAGCTCAGCACAGCTGGCTCACCCGCCTGGTGCGTTTCTTCTCCACCCTGAATCGGAAAGCCTGACCCATGCGCTATATCCGACCCAACTCCCTGACCTGGTGGGCGGGGGTACTCGCTGTCCTGACCGGCGTTGCCGCCGCGGCACTCCCCGCCACCGGCGCCTTCAGCGAGCTCGCCCGGCTTGTCGCTCTGATGGCGGGCTCAGGCGATGCCTCCCCGGCCGGGCTGATCTTTCTGGGTCTCGGCCTGATCGGCCTGCGCGATCGGATCGAACGGGGGTTCCGAGGGGATGGCTGACCTGGTCACGGGTCTGATGGCCCTCGCCACCCTGATTGCGGGTCTGGCCATACTGCTCTGGCGAGCAAAAGGCCGGGGCGTCGCCGAAGAACAAACACGTCAGGCGCTGCGGGACCGCGACGACGCAGAAGCAACCAAACGGAGGATGAAAGATGCAACGGCTGATCTGGGCAGTGATCCCAATGTGCTGCGCGACTGGCTGCGCACCCGTGGCCGTGAGTGAACCCGCGCTTTGTGCTGGACTGGCGCGCGCCGTGACAACCCACGCCGCAGCGCTCGCTGATGACGGTGGACCGCGCTCGGTCACAACCGGCGCGCGTCTGATCCGCCTGATCGATGCCGGTTGCGGGTGGCCGCAATGAAGTCCCTCGACCCGACGTTTCAGGCCCATCTCGACGAGGGAACAACCACACTCTGCTGGTGCTGGCGCATCCTGCGCGCCGATGGCATGAGCCTTGGCTTTACCGATCATGATCTGGCACTCGACTTTGACGGCACCGGCTTTGAGCCCGAAAGCGGGCTGACAGCCTCCGAGATCCGTTCAGGCACTGACCTCTCCGTAGATGCTCAGGACGCCGAAGGCGTGCTGAGTTCCGACAGGATCACCGAGATCGATATCCTCGACGGGCGCTGGGACAATGCAGAGGTCGAGGTCTGGCGGGTGAACTGGGTTGACCCGGGCCAGCGGGCCCTGTTGCGGCGCGGCGCCATCGGCCAGATCCGGCGCGGACGGCTGGCCTTTGTGGCCGAAGTGCGCTCGCTTGCCCATGTGCTGGGCCAGACGGTGGGACGGACGTTTCAGGCGAGTTGCGATGCAGCGCTTGGGGATTTCCGCTGTGGCGTCGGTCTCGAAGACCCCGCCTTCAAGGGAACCGGTTCTGTCGTGACCATCTTGCGAGACCGAGCTGTTCGCGTCTCCGGTCTGACAGGATTTGCCGCTGGCTGGTTTGCGCATGGCACCCTCGAATGGACCAGCGGTGCCAATGCGGGACGGATCGCGGAGGTGCTGGGCCATGACGCCACGGACGGAATCGCAATCCTAACCCTGCTCGAAGCACCGGTGCGCGAGATCGCCGAGAGCGACGCCATCACCATCCGCGCGGGTTGCGACAAGCGGATCGAGACCTGCGGGGCGAAGTTTGCCAACACCGCCAATTTCCGCGGTTTCCCACACATCCCCGGTCAGGATGCTGTGCTCCGCTACGCGACGAAAGATGGCGGGCATGAGGGAGCCGTGCTGTGAACGTCGTTTCCAGCGGAAACGACGCGCGGCAGTGCATCGCATCGCGATGCATGAGAGCAAGCACCGATCCCCAACGCGTCATCGCCGTGGCCCGTTCCTGGCTGGGCACGCCCTATCACGATCAGGCCAGCCTGCGCGGCGTCGGCTGCGACTGCCTCGGCCTAGCCCGCGGCATCTGGCGGGAGATCGTCGGCCAGGAGCCGTTTCAGATCCCACCTTATAGCCGGGACTGGGGCGAGACAGGGCCTCGAGAGGTCCTAGCCGAGGGCGCCAGGCGCATGATGATCGAGCGTCCGCATGCAGAGGTTGGTCTCGGCGCGCTGGTCCTGTTCCGCATGACCCCGCGCGCTATCGCAAAACACGTCGGGATCCTGACCGGGCCCGACACGTTCCTCCACGCCTATGAGCGCCTCGGCGTTATCGAGGAGCCGCTGACACCCACCTGGCGGCGGCGCATCGCCTTTGCCTTCCTCTTTCCGGATCGGACCTGACTTATGGCCACGCTTGTTCTCGGAGCCGTTGGCTCGGCCATTGGCGGCAGCATTGGCGGGGCAATCTTCGGGGTCAGCGCCGCTACGATCGGCGGTTTTGTCGGCTCGACCCTCGGCTCGGCGGTCGACAGCTGGATCGTCTCCTCGCTCACCCCTGCCCAGAGGATCGAAGGCGCGCGGCTGGACACGTTGCGCATCACCTCCTCGACCGAGGGCGCGGTCATCCCGCGGCTTTACGGGCGCATGCGCATTGGCGGCAATATCATCTGGGCCACGGATTTCCGCGAGCGCAAGAAGACCTCCACCCAAGGCGGCGGCAAAGGCGGGGGTGGACCCAAGGTCAAGACCACCGAGTATCTCTACTACGCGAGTTTCGCGGTGGCACTCTGTGAGGGACCCATCACCGGCATCGGACGCATCTGGGCCGACGGCAAGCTTCTGGATACCTCCGGCCTGACCTGGCGCTGGTATCCCGGTGACGAGATCCAGACGGCAGATCCCTTCATCGCCGCCACCATGGGCATGGGCAACACACCCGCCTATCGCGGCACCGCCTATGTCCTGTTCGAAGACCTGCCGCTGGCAAACTTCGGCAACCGCCTGCCGCAACTGTCCTTCGAGGTCTTCCGCCCCCTTGGCGGCGAGGACGGGGCGGAAAACCTGATCCGGGCCGTCACCCTGATCCCCTCGGCGGGAGAATTTGTCTACGCCACCACGCCGATCCGCAAGGGAGCGCTCGGCACAACCCGGTCCGAGAATGTCCACGCCCGGGCGGACGCCCCGGATCTCAACGTGGCGCTGGACCAGTTGCAGGCAGCCTTGCCCAATCTCGAAAGCGTCAGCCTCGTCGTCTCCTGGTTCGGCGACGATCTGCGCGCAGGCCACTGCACGATCCGGCCTTGTATCGAGACCGGGGAGAAGACCACAACCCCGCAGGCCTGGCGGGTGAACGGGCTGGACCGCGTCAATGCCCCGCTTGTCAGCCGCGATGCGCAGGACCGCCCGGTCTTTGGCGGCACGCCGGCGGATTTCTCCGTCGTCGAGGCAATCCGCGAGATCAAGGCGCGCGGCTGGCGCGTCACCTTCTATCCCTTCCTGCTGATGGATGTGCCATCGGGCAACACGCTGCCGACCCCCTATTCAGACGACGCATCCGCCATCGGCCAGCCCGCGCTTCCCTGGCGCGGGCGCATCACCTGTGCACCGGCCGCGGGCTTTTCTGGAACAGTGGATCAGACCGCAGCGGCGGCCGCCCAGGTCGCGGCCCTGTTCGGCGCGGCCATGCCATCGGATTTCACCGTCACCGGCGAGAATGTCGCCTGGACCGGCGGCGTGGATTGGGGGCTGCGCCGCATGATCCTGCACTATGCACATCTCTGCACCGTGGCAGGCGGGGTCGATGCCTTCCTGATCGGCTCAGAGATGCGTGGGCTGACCACCATCCGCGCAGAGAACGACACCTTCCCGGCGGTGCAGGCTTTCCGGGATCTGGCGGCCGACGTGCGCGGCGTTCTCGGATCCACCACACGCATCAGCTATGCCGCCGATTGGTCGGAGTATTTCGGCCATCATGTCACCGAGGCCGGGGACACCGCGCCGACAGATTTTTCCGGCATCACGCTCAGCACCCCGATCCTGGCCGGTGACTACAAGGTATATGTCCCCCAACTGGTGCCGGACTTCACCTCCGGCTGGCGGCTGCATGTCTATTCCGGTGGCCCCACCATCGATCTCGCCGACCTGTCGCTTGGCAGCAGCCTTTCGCAGACCGGGCCGGATTCCCAGGCAACCTATTACGCCATTCACGATCTCTGGATCGGCGATGTCCCCCTCGGCACCGAACTGACCTACACCGACATCATGACCATCCAGCAGGGCAGTTCCATCGGTCCCTGCAATGACGTCCTGACGCTATACGGTCTCACCCAGACCAAGATCGACAGCGTCTTGCCGGACGGGCTGCGCATGGCAAGCTTTGCCAGCGTGATCGCCTCACGCAACCTCATTGAATCCGATCCCGGAGATCACCCCCGGTCTTTGAGCTACACGCGCGACAATGCCGACATCGTAGCGCTGCGGATCGTGCTGCAGCTCGAGGAGCCCTACTACTCGGGCAATTTCGACAAACTGGTCAGCTACAGCGCGCCCGTGCTGCCGTTGGCCAGTTCCGAGCCGGTCACAAGCGTCTTTTTTCATCTCGACCCGCTCTGGGCAGACCCGGAGATCGGTTTTATCGGCATCGACAATTACATGCCGCTCTCCGATTGGCGCGATGGCTCCGCACATCTTGATGCAGAGGCGGGCTGGCCGACGGTCTACGATCGCGCCTATCTGCAAGCCAACATCGAGGGTGGCGAAGGGTTCGACTGGTTTTATGCCTCGGATGCTGATCGAACCGCGCAAATCCGCACGCCCGTCGAGGACGGCTCTGAAGGCAAGCCCTGGGTGTTTCGGTATAAGGACCTGAACGCCTGGTGGTCCAATCTGCATTTTGACCGACCGGGTGGGGTGGAAAGCGGATCGCCGACCGCCTGGATCCCGCAGTCCAAACCCATCGTCTTCACCGAATGCGGCTGCCCCGCCATCGACCGGGGCACCAATCAGCCCAACGTCTTCTTCGATCCCAAATCCTCGGAAAGTGCGGTGCCTTACTTCTCGCGCGGTTGGCGCGACGATGCGATCCAGCGGGCGTATTACGAAGCCCTTCTCACCTATTGGGGGGAAGCCGCAAACAACCCCGTGTCCACAATCTACAGCGCACCGATGATCGATCTGCCCGACTGTGCCGCCTGGACCTGGGATGCACGGCCCTATCCGCATTTCCCCGCCCTCACCGAGATCTGGACAGATGGGCCAAACTGGCAGCGCGGGCATTGGCTGACCGGGCGGATGGGCGGCGGGTCGCTGGCCGCCCTTGTCCGGGACCTCTGTCTGCGTGCCGGGCTCCCCGCCGCCTTTGTCGACACGACGGGTCTGACAGGCTCTGTCGAGGGCTACATCCTCACCGCACTGGAATCGCCGCGGGCCTCGATCTCCACGCTGGCGCGACATTTCGGGTTTGATGCGGTTGAGAGTGAAGGGCAGATCAGGTTCCTCATGCGTGGTCGCGGCGCTGTTGTCAGTCTGACCCATGATGATCTTGTCGCCCCGCGCGAGGGTGACATTCTGGAACTGGTCCGCGCGCAGGAGACCGAGCTGCCCCAGGCGCTGAAGTGGCAGGTCACCCGCGCGGACGGAGACTATGACACCGCGCAGGTCGAGGCCCGGCGCATCACCGTGGACTCGACCCGCGTCACCTCCGAGGCCTTCCCCATTGCAGTTCCGCCCGAAGAGGCCGAACGCCGCTGCCAGCGCGCCTTAATGGAAGCCTGGACCGCGCGGGAAAGCGCGACCTTCCGACTGCCACCGTCGCGGCTGGCCCTTGATCCCGCCGACGTGGTCACGCTGGCGCATGACGGCCGGCAGATGCCGCTGCGGCTTGTCTCCATCGCAGATTCAGACGCCCGGGGCATCGAAGCCTTGCGCCAGGATCTGGAAAGCCTCGAAGTTCCACCCGGCGAGGCGCGGCCAACATCCCCGAGCCCAGTCGCGGTCTTCGGTGCGCCAGAGGTCACCTTGCTCGATCTGCCGCAGTTGAGCGAAGATCAGGCTGCACACCAGCCATTTGTGGCAGCCTTTGCCGATCCCTGGCCGGGCGATATGGCGGTGTTCCGCAGCCCGTCGACGGACAGCTTTGAAGTGCTGACGACATTTGGCAGCTCCGCCAGGATCGGCGCGCTGGTCTCGGATTTCCATTCCGGCCCCACTTCGCGGTTTGATCTCGGTAATGCGCTGGTCGTGGATCTGTTCTCCGGCACGCTGGAGGGCGTCAGCGACCTGACCCTGTTTGGCGGGGCCAATGCACTGGCGGTGGAAACTGCGCCGGGCGTCTGGGAGATCCTGCAGGCAGGCATCACCGAGCTGATCGCACCGGGCCGATATCGTCTGACCCGCCTTCTGCGCGGACAGCGCGGAACCGAAGGGGCCATGGGGACCCCGGCGCCTGCAGGCGCACGGGTGGTGGTGCTGGACGAGACGCTGGCCGCGTTGCCGATCGCCGAAGGGGACCTCGGGCTGCCGTGGAACTGGCGCATCGGCCCGGCGACCCGCCCGGTCAGCGATGACAGTTACCTCGGCACTCCCTTCACACCTGCGGGGGTTGGGTTCCGGCCATTCTCGGTGGCTCATGTGGAGCAGCCATGGCGCAAGCCGCGCAGTCCCGGTGATCTCACGATCCGCTGGACGCGCCGATCCCGGGCGCTTTCCGCTGACAGCTGGGGCGCGGTGGAGGTGCCGCTGGTCGAAGAGGTCGAGGCCTACGAAGTCGAGATCCTCGATGGCGGGACGGTGAAGCGCAGCCTGACCACCTCCACAACCAGCGCCGTCTACGCCGCGGCTGAGCAGATCACTGATTGGGGCGTACTGCTCGGACCCGGCGACACGCTTGATATCCGCATTTTCCAGCTCTCCGCCTCTGTCGGGCGGGGTACAGTCAAGACCGCCACACTCATATTCTGAAGGCCATCTCATGCCCGACACCACGACCAACTTGATGCTGCCCTACATTCTGGCGGCGCAGGCCCAGAAGCATGTCACCCATAACGAGGCGATCCGGATCCTCGACGGGCTTGTGCAGCTCTCCGTTCTCGACCGCGATCTGACCGCGCCGCCCGGTTCACCTGCAGATGGCGACCGTTACATCGTCGCTTCGGGCGCTACCGGCGACTGGTCCGGCTGGGATCTGAACGTGGCACTCTGGACGGATGGCACATGGCTGCGTCTGCCGCCGCGCAGCGGCTGGCGCGCATGGGTCGAGGATGAGGTGTTGCTGCTGGTTTGGGACGGCTTGGCCTGGTCAGACATTCTGCCGTCGGAGTTGCAGAACCTTGACCTGATTGGGATCAACGCCACAGCCGACACGACGAACCGGCTTTCGGTCTCGGCCCCGGCCATTTTGCTCAGCCATGACGGCGCCGGGCATCAGGTGAAGATCAACAAGGCCGCTGCGGGCAATACCGCATCGCTGCTTTACCAGACCGGGTTTTCCGGCCGGGCGGAGATGGGGCTGGCCGGATCGGACGATTTTGCCATCAAGGTCAGTCCTGACGGCAGTGCCTGGTTGGACGCGCTGGTCGTCAACCGCACGACTGGCAGTCTTACCGGTGAGGCGGTCCAGTCTGACGCGCTGGACTCGACCACCGGGCGGCTGTTGCGTGTGGGCGCCTTCGGGCTGGGTCTGGACGCAGGGCCAAATGTCGCGGATCTGGATGCGCATGGTCTGGCCGGGTTCTTCTTCGGTTACGGCGGGGCCTCGGTGACGCCGCCGACAGGGGACAACCCGTTTCCCACCCTGAACGGCGCCTACGGGTTGATCACCGGCAATGGCACTTTGGGCGATGACAGCGGCTACCTGTGGCAGATCGCCGTGCAATACGGCACGCTTTCTCCCCAACTCAAATTCCGCAACAAGGCAGGTGTCACCTGGGATGCCTGGCAGACCGTGGTTGCGACGGACAATATCCTGGGCTCCGTCAGCCAGGCGGGTGGCGTGCCCACGGGAGCCATCATCGAACGCGGCAGCAACGCCAACGGCGACTACACCCGCTTTGCCGACGGCACGCAGATCTGCACGCGCCAGGGCCTCGTCGCCACCTTCGTTGACGCGGAACACTGCGCGGCAACCTGGACTTGCCCGGCGGCCTTCGCCGCGCCGCCCACAGCAGTCACGCTCACCCTCGACGGCGGCGCCTGGGGGGCGAGTGGTCCGGCCAGCGGTGTCGGGCGCGGGGATGTGCAACCGGTGGCAGGCATCAACACAAACACGGCGCTCTCAGCGGAGGTCTGGGCCTCTGGCAGCGCGGTTTTTGTCTCCGGCGATACGGTCCCTTTGCTGGGCGTCGCTTTTGGCCGCTGGTTCTGAGGAGGAGCTTTCCATGAACATCACTCTTGTGCCGCAAAGGCGGGACACACCGCTGGTCGCGGTCAAATCCGGCGATGTGCTTTGGCTCAACGGCGAGGCCTTTGATTTTGGCCCACTGCAGGACGGCGATGCGTTGCCCGCGGATGCCATCGCGTCGGACCTCTTCGCGGGGCCGGTGACGCGCATCACTGGGATCCTGCAAATCTCCCTTGTCCTGCCCATCGGCGCGCATGCGCCTGAGGAGGCGAGGTTTCCGGTGCCGCTTGTGGACGTGCCGGATGGTGAGATTGCTCTGCCAAACTTCGAGGTGATTGCGGGTATTGATGAGGAGGCTTTGTGATGGCCAATATTGATTTCTCAAAGGTGCAGACGACCGAAGCGCGGACGGCCCGCAAACATAAGGACCGTCGTGTTGCGCTAAAAGCCGAAGCCAGACGCCGCATCGCAGCGGTCTTTGACGACCGCACCCAGATGAACCTGGTCGGGGCGGCAATCGCAGGAGATCTCTCGCGCGCCGAGATGGTGGTGTTCCGTGCCTCTCGGCGATGGATCGCCGAAACGCTCGCGGCGTCGCGTGCCGCGGCATCGTCCGGTGCCGATCCGGAGTGGCCAGACGCCCCAACCGGACTCGCAGAACTGGTCGCCAGGTTTTGA